ATTTCCTAACCAAAGGTTAGTATTAAAATTTGCTGTAGCTTTATTAATTGCAGTATAAGCCATTATATATTTAATCCTTTTGTTGATAAAGCTGTGTAGCCTGTTGGTACATCATACTCAAATATTCCGTTGCCACTTGCATTAGTTCCTGCACTAGCTACTGCTGTTGTTCCAAAGTAGCCATTGCCAAAATTCATACTTGTTGCACCACCACTATAAGGAGAAACAGTTGCAAAGTATGTTGAGTTAGCAATTGGTAAAGAATAAGCACCAGTTTTTGATGAACCTGAAGTAGGGTTTCCTGAATTTTGCCAAACACCACCTTTTCCAAAATATACACAATTGTTATCCATATCTAATGCAATAGAAACAATATCTCCATGAGCATAAGTTGCTATGTCAGTTTGTGGAGTTGTTGCTACTTCTACATTACCATTTCTTTTCCAACCAACTGCTGATGTTGAAGTAGAGGGATAAGGTGTTGCAGTATCAGTTTTATCAACTCCTACCACAGTATATAAACCTGAAACATATTTTGCTTCCCAATAATATTTACCTGATGTCATACCTAATGTTGAATTACTTTTTACCCAAGATGCTGAACCTTGTGTAATAGTAGTATTACCATGACTATAAGTATAATTTGTTTGACTTGGAATAAGTGGGTTCATTGTAGCAAAATTATTACTTGGAGTATCTTCTGTTTTTGTAAGTGTACCACTTTGTAAACTAAAATTATTAGAGTTAGATGATTGGTCTGTAATTGTATTTCCATTATGTAAAATCATAAAACCATTAGTACCCCAAGTAAAAGAACTTGAAGTTAAATCTTTAATTCTCCATTCACCTGTGTCTGGGTCTGTTTCTCCGAAAGAGGTTGGTGCTAATGATTGTCCATCAACTTGAACAACATCTGACATTACTCCACTAAAATAATCATAATTATTACTGTGTCCACCTACTTGATGAACTGCTGTTATATTCCAAGCAAAATCTTGGTTTTGTGAGGGTTTTGAATCTGTTGAATAACCACCTACTGTTCGTTCATCAACACCATTTATATATAATCTAACTCTATCATTTGCAGTTGATTGAGTTGTATCAACTCTTAAAGTAGCATGATACCAAGCAGATTTATCTCTAAATTTTCTATTAGTAATATAATTAAAACCAGATTGGTCATAAAATCTTATTGTTCCAGATGATTGAATCATAAATCTAAAATAACTACTAGAAGTTTGACCAATTAATTCTCTTGAATCTCCACCTGCACCATCAGTAAATGGGTGTCTACCTATTTTAAACCACAGTGAAATTGTAAATTTTTTTCGATTACTTGCTGAACTTGGTGTTCTTATTAATTTTGTATTAGCCATTAGTTAAATTGTCCTCCACCTGTTGAACCTGTGTAAAAAGAAGATTGTAAACTAAAATTTCTGTCTACTGTTTGTGCTTCTTGGTCTGTAATTCTTAATGTAAAATTGTATAAAGTTGCTGTTGTAGAAGTTCCACCAAAATCACTTGTAGTAATAACTCCATTTGTAGCAAGACTACAATTAGCACCACCAGATACAGTTAAAACATTTCCACCAGATGTAACTTCACTAAATGTAATTGCACTATCTGATGAACCTACAACTGTAAATACTGTACCAGAAAAATTACCTGCAACTAAACCTAATGACCCTGCTGCTGTTGTAAAACTTGGTGCAGTAGATGCTGTTAAAATATTGTTTGTACTTCTACCAGCATTACCATCTGGATTTTCTACTCTAACAAAATAATTACCAGTAGCTAAAGTTACATTAACTGAAAGTGTAGTAGCATTTGTAAATGATACTGTACTAGCATTTGTAATAGCACCAGTAGAACCATTAATAAATTGTACTTGTGGTATTGAAACAAAGTTTGTTCCTGTAATATTTATTGTTGTACCTGTTGCTGGAGCAATAGTTTGAGATACATTAGCAACTGTAGGTTTAGTTTCTTGTGCTGATACCCAACTTAATTGATTGTTTGCATTTCCATTAGTAGCAAGTACTTGTCCACTAGTTCCAACTGATGTTGGTAAAACTAAATTATAACTTTGTCCTGCAGAATGTGCAGGTCCAGCTATAGAAACACCATGAGTATTTTGTGAGCAATTTAAAACTATCTTTCCATCTGCTGATGAACCATCGCCTTTAATTACTAGACCTGGTGTAAATTCTGTTTTAACATTTGTAATAGCATCTGTATTTACTTTAACTGCAGTTACAGAATTAGTTGCAAGTTTGTCTGCTGAGACAATACCATTTGCTAAATCTGCTGCTGTTAAAGCTGCGTTAGCAGGAGTTCTTCCAACATATGCCATACTTAATTGTTTCCTTGTTTATTATGCTGAGATAGTATCTACAACACTTGTGATTATATCAACAGAAGTTGCAGCAGAAGCATAAGCTTTAACTGAATCTCCAGTTTGTAATACGATTTTAGAACCACCATCAATTAATTCTAAAGAACCACCAGTAGGGATAGGTGCATCTTTAATAATAAAATATGATTGTGAACTGTTCTCAACATAGACAGAAATGTTAACTGCAGTACCAGAAGTGTTTGCACATCTAATACCTATGATAGCATCATCTGAGTTAGCTGCTGGTCTTATCTCCATAGGAGAAGCAACTAAAGTTATGTCTTGTTTTAATATTCTTTCGAAATCTTGTGCCATAGAATTATCCTAATTATACCATTTTATTGTTTGATTGTCAACAACTTTTATAAAGCAATTGCCATTGCTACAGCGAATCCTGCTGAAGCTTTATTAGCTACTTCAGAATTAATTGTATTTATTTGTGTTTGTACTGCTGAAGTTACACCATTGATGTAACCTAATTCAGTATTATCTACTGAACCATCTCCCACTAAATTAGCATTTAATCTAGCACTTGAATTTATTGTTGCTTGTTTAGTATTTATCTGTGTTTGAGCATTAGAAGATAAACTATTAATAAATTGAAATTCTGTACTTGTAACTGAACCATCTGCAATTTTAGTTGCATCAAGAGCAGCACCACTTTTAATATTAGCATTAGCTATATTAGTAAGTGAGTTACCTGTAGCATCTACATCAATTGTTTTATTAGTAAATGTAGTTGTACTAGAAGCTGTAACATCTGAGTGAGCTTGTCCATCTACATAAGCTTTAATTGCTTTTGCAGAAGCCAAAGTATTATCACTAGCTGAAACACTTGCTAAGTTTGTATCAAGAACACCTGAAGCTAAATCTGCAACTTCAAGATTTGTAATACTATTACCAGTACCATTTGCATCTATTGTTTTATTTAAAAATGTAGTTGTACTATTTGGTGTAACACTTGAAGCATTAGCAGTAATATAAGCTTTAATAGATTGTTGTGATGCAACTGCTGTAGCTGAATCAGAAGAAAAGTTATCTTCATCTAAAAATGCTGAACCACTTAAAGTTCCATTTAATACTGGGCTTGTTAAAGTTTTACCTGATAAAACTTGAGAACCAGTTAATGTTGCAACTGAATTATCAATAGTTATGTCATTTGCATTTACAGTAATACCTGCACCACCGATAGCATTTAAAGTAACAGCACCTGTTGTACCACCACCTGTCATACCAGTACCAGCTACTACTGAAGTAATATCTCCAGTTGGAACTGTAGCTACTGCTGTATCTACATATGATTTAATTGATTGTTGAGTTGCTAATTTTGTAGCACTATTTGAAGACATATTATCTTCATCAGCTATATCTGTAATTGCTACTGAACCTGTTCCTTTAAAACTATCAACTTCTACACTACCAGTTACATTTAAATTACCACCTAGGGCTACTGATGCTGCAGTTAAATCTATATAAGGAGTTGTTATTTGTACTTCAGTATTTGCATTTAAGTTAAGAGTTCCAGCAGTACTTGAATTAATATTAACTGCAGCTTGACGAAATATAATTTTATCGTCAGTAGTAGTTTGTATATCTGTACCACTTGTATTATTACCAACTGCTAAAACTTCTGCAAGAGTATCTGAGGTATCTACTTGTGCATCAACATAAGTTTTAATTGCTTTAGCACTAGCAAGTGTATCATCATTTGCTGATACTGTATTTAAATTTGTATCTACATCTGTAAGAGCTGTAGCACTTCCAATAACTAAACCATCTAAAGTTACATTACCATCAAAGTAACCATCTTTAAATTGTAAAGTTGAAGTACCTAAATCAATGTCATTAGTTGTTATAGGTTTAATTAAACCATCTTGAATATTTATTTGATTAATTGAATTACCACCAACATTAACATTAAACTCTAAATGATTATTAGTAGTATCAATAAGAATTTTATTAAGAGGAGTAGCTGAACTTGCATCACCAATCAATCCAATTACTGGACCATTAGCTGCAGTACCATCATGTTTATGTCCTGAAGTTCTTACGAAGGCAGCTAAAAGAGCATCAAATTCATTATTGAATAAGGAAGCATCAATTGTATTACCATCTGCTATTGTACTTTGTCTTACATAACCTGCCATATTATCTTCTTCCCCCTGCTATAAATGATACAAACATTCCATTAACTGAATAAGCTGCATCTGTATCGTTAGTAAAAAATCTAAAACTATTTGAAAATCCACTACCTGTTACTATTACACTTTTACTTGGTAAGGTTGTTGCTCCAAAAAAAGCTGAACCAAATAATGCAGTAAGCTGTCCAAAGACAGAAGCACTACTTAAATTACCAACTGAAAATTCTCCAGGTTGAGGAACTTCAGCATTATCAAAGTCATATCTAATTCTTAACTTTAAATTATTTTGAGTACCTTCAGGTTCAATATTAGTTTTTACTTTGTATAAACTTTTTCTTAAACCATTATCACCATAATCCATATCAGGTGTTTGAAATCTAGCATTAATATTAGATGTATCAAAATTATTACCAGTATCTATTTCATAAATATAACCAGTATTATTTGCACCAAACTTAACTTCTTCGTTTTGAGGATTTAACTCTGAAGCACAGAATTTTAATTCCATACCTTTTGTTTCACTCCACTCAAAAGCAGGAACTCCATTTGAATCAAATTTAAAAGTTCCTATAATTCCTAATTGTCCAGCTTTAGCTTGACCAGCCTTATGATAGAATAATCTATACTGACTTCTTTCTCTGATAACCATACTAGAGATAGTAAACTGTTGAATATTTTTTAATAGATTATTTATTAAAGGTAAAATTTTTCTACTAATAGAACCAATTTCAACATCATCAATTCTAGCTGTACCAGCAACTGTTCTTAATCCATCAGGAGCTAAGAAGATTAAATCTCCTCCAATCTCTTGAATTGAATTACCA